ATAACTTCTATGAACTATACCAACACGCACAAGGTGCAGACGATTGGTTTAACTATAAAGCTAAAGCAAGTGAAACTAAAATTGTAGATGAAGATGAGTTGGTCAAGGCAAAAGAAGTAATGGGTGAGAAGAAGTACCTACAAGAATTTGAATGTGATTGGATTGCTAACATAGAAGGTGCAATCTACAATGACACGTTAGTTAAACTAGAAGATGGTAAACAATTAACTAGAGTACCATACGACCCTAGCCTTCCAGTATCTACCGCATGGGATTTAGGAGTGGCGGATCATAGTGCTATTATATTTTTTCAACAACTAGGTAAAGCTATTAATATTATAGACTACCATGAAGAACGTGGTGAGGGATTACCGCATTACATTCAGATGTTAAAACAAAAAGATTACGTTTACAAAGAACATTATGCACCACACGACATTGAAGTTACGGATTTTGGTAATGGTAAAACCAGAAGAGAGGTCGCCTATCAATTAGGTATAAGATTTAAAGTTGTACCAAAAATTCCACTAGAGGATGGCATACACGCAACTACCATGACCTTACCTAGATGTTGGATTGATACTGACCATTGCAAAAAGTTAATAGATGCGTTAAGACATTATCATCGGAAGTATATTGACAAAAATCGTATGTTCCGAAGTAAGCCTGTTCATGACTGGTCATCTCATGCTTGTGATGCTATGAGATACTTAAGTGTAGGTTTACAAGAAATTAAGAGTGGACAAACTGCTCCACAAGATATAGCAGATAATGAATACAGGATTATATAATTATGGGATCAATATTTTCACCAAAAATGCCATCGCTACCGCCAGTTCAACCTTTGCCGACACCACCATCTACTGAAGTGTCTGCCGAAGAGAAAGAAAGAATTGCAGCGGAACAAGCATCAATAGAAAGAAAAAGAAAAGGTAGAAAGTCAACTATCTTAACTGGACCTTTGGGTATTGAAGAAGAAGCTGAAACACAAAAGAAAACTTTACTAGGATCATAATATGGGAGGAAGTCCAGCAAGAGTAATTAGAAGTTTCGTTAAACCAACACCACCTACACCTGCACCAGTTATGGCATCACCTACAACAGCAGAAGTTTCTCAAGCAACAGCAACTAGCATGGATGGATATGATTCAAGAAAAACAAAAGCTAAAGGAAGATCAATGACAATTATGACAGGACCTGGCGGAGTAGAAGATCAAACATTAACATTAGGTAGAAAGAGTTTACTAGGACAATAATGGCATTAACAGATAGACAAAAAACAACTTTAAAAAAACATAGTGTTCATCATTCTACAAAACATATGAAAGATATGAAAGTAGCTATGAACAAAGGAATAAGTTTTACAAAAGCACATAAAATTGCACTTAAAAAAAAAGGTAAATAATGGCATCAACAGACTTAACAAAAAAATTATTATCTCGTTTCGATAGACTTTCAGGACAAAGACAAAACTGGGAAACACATTGGCAAGAAGTAGCAGATTATATGCTACCAAGAAAAGCAGATGTTACTAAAAGAAGAAGTCGTGGCGATAAAAGAATGGAACTTATATTTGACAGTTCCCCTTTACAAGCATTAGAATTATTAGCATCATCTTTACATGGTATGATGACCAATCCTTCTACACCTTGGTTTACTTTAAAATTTAAAGACCAACAAGTTGAGAATGAAGATGAAGCAAAAATTTGGTTAGAATCTGCAACAGATGCAATGTACACAGCATTTAACAGATCAAACTTTCAACAAGAAATTTTTGAATTGTATCACGACCTTATTACCTTTGGTACAGCAGCAATGTTTATTGAAGAAGATGAAGAAGATTTAATTAAATTTTCTACAAGACACATTGATGAAGTTTACATTGCGGAAAATGATAAAGGTAGAATAGATACCATCTACAGAAGATTTAAATTATCAGCAAGAGCTATCGTGCAAAAGTTTGGCGATAAAGTATCTCAAGATATTTTAACTATGGAAAAGAAAGACCCTTACCAAGAAATAGAAATTATACACGCAGTTTATCCAAGATCAGATTTTGATCCTAATAAAAAAGATAAAAAGAATATGCCATTTGAATCGGTGTATATGGAATACAAAAATAAAAATGAATTATCTGTATCTGGATTTAAAGAGTTTCCTTTTGTAGTACCAAGATACTTAAAGGCTTCACATGAAATCTATGGCAGAAGTCCTGCAATGACAGCATTACCAGATGTTAAGATGTTAAATGAAATGTCTAAAACAACTATTAAAGCTGCACAGAAACAAGTAGACCCACCTTTATTAGTTCCAGATGATGGTTTCTTATTACCAGTTAGAACTGTACCAGGTGGATTAAATTTTTATAGATCAGGTACGAGAGATAGAATTGAACCATTAAACATTGGTGCAAATAATCCATTAGGTTTAAACATGGAAGAGCAAAGAAGAAATGCTATTAGAGAAGTATTCTATGTAAACCAACTTCAGTTACAACAAGGTCCACAAATGACAGCTACAGAAGTAATTCAAAGAAACGAAGAGAAGATGAGATTGCTAGGACCTGTATTAGGAAGATTACAATCAGAATTATTAAAACCCCTTATTGATAGAGTGTTTAATATTCTATTAAGAAACAATCAATTACCTCCTGCACCTGAATTTTTATCAGGTCAAGATATAGAAATTGAATATGTTTCACCTTTAGCTAAAGCACAGAAATCCACAGAACTTCAATCCATTATGAGAGCTATTGAAATACTTGGAAGTTTAGCTAATGTAGCACCTGTATTTGATTATATTAATTTTGATAATTTAGTTAAACATTTAGCAGAGATTGTTGGTGTTCCACAAAAATTATTAAAATCACAAAGTCAAGTAACTGCAGAAAGACAACAAGCACAACAACAAAAACAGGAGCAAATGCAGATGCAACAAGTACAACAGATGGCTAAAGCTGGAGGAGATATAGCTCCACTTGCAAAAGCCTTACCTGAAGAAGCAAAAGCTGTTGCAAATGCTGATATAGAATAATGGGTCAATCAAAAGATAAAGAACAAAACTTTCAAAAATACGTTGAGCAAATTAAAAGCAATTATAAATATATTTTTACTACAGACGAAGGAAAGCAAGTTATGTCTGATTTAGAAAAAAGATGTCATTATCATACTACTACTAATATAAAAGGAGATAGTCATGAGAGTGCGTATATGGAAGGTCAACGTAGCATCCTTCTATTTATTAAAGCAATGCTACTTAACGAAAATGAAAAAGGAAAATAAATATGTCATCAGAACAGATAACGGAGCAACCAGCTTCGCCTGTAGAAACGACACCAACACCTACAGAAACTAAACCTGTTGAAGCAACAATCGCATCAACAACAGAACCACAACCAACAGTAAATAAAACTTGGAAGGAAGCAATTTCTGAAGAGTTTAGAAGTGATCCAAACATAGAAAAGTTTACAGAGATAGATGCACTTGCAAAGTCATATATCAATGCAACTAAAATGATTGGTCAAGATAAAGTTGCTGTTCCTAATAAAAACTCAACTGAAGATCAATGGAATGAAGTGTATGATAAATTAGGTAGACCAGAATCTGCTGATAAATATTCACTTAATGTTAAATCTGATGTTGTTCCTATTGATGAAGGATCTATAAAACAATTTGCAGACAATGCACACAAGCTAGGTTTAAATCAAAAACAAGCTGAAGGTATTTTAGAGTTTTATAAAACTAGCATGGAAGGTACTGCTCAACAATCAAAAGTTGATACTGAAACTGCTCAAGCTCAATCAGCACAAGAGTTGAGACAAGAGTGGGGAAGAGAGTTTGATACTAATGTTAAAAGAGCTGGAGCATTAGCTAAAGCTAATATGAATCCAGAAATATTAGATATGGAACTTAAAAATGGTATGAGAGTAGGAGATCATCCTGAAATTATTAAAGGCTTTGCCAAGATAGCTGGAATGATGTCTGAAGATAATATGGTTACTGCAGAAAGTGAACAAGTTAACTCTAATAAAGATATTGAATCAGAAATATCTACTATTACTAACAATACTGACGGACCTTATTGGAATAAAGGACATCCAGATCATGATAAAGTAGTACAACAAGTTTATACGTTAAGAGAAATGTTAAACGCAGAATAATTTTTAACCCCTTGTATTTTTTTCTAAACTAATGTAAGGGGTTATTAGTAAGACAATTCGTAAGAACCTTACTGACAACCAGGAATAGACTGTGGTCTAACAGACCTTAAATGCAAGAGACGCCTATCAATACTGATGGAGAACTTTTCTGATTATATAAAGTTAACAATAATAATGGAGAGACAAATATGTCATCACAAATAACTACAGCATTTGTACAGCAGTATTCTGCTAACATACAAATGTTATCTCAACAAATGGGATCATTATTAAGAGACAAAGTCAGAGTTGAAAGCGTTGTAGGAAAAAACGCATTCTTTGATCAGGTTGGATCAGTAACTGCTCAATTAAGAGCGAGCAGACACGCAGACACACCTCAAGTAGATACACCTCACTCAAGAAGAAGAGTATCACTTGCGGATTATGAGTTTGCTGATTTAATAGATCAACAAGACAAAGTACGTCTTTTAATAGACCCAACATCATCTTACGCTCAAGCCGCTGCTATGGCAATGGGAAGAGCAATGGATGATGTAATCATAACTGCTGCTTTAGGAACTGCTTCAACAGGTGAAACAGGTACTGGAACGGAAACTGTGCAAACTGGTATCGCAAAAGGTACTACTGGTTTAACTGTTGCTAAATTAATTGCAGCAAAAGATTTACTAGATAAAGCAGATGTTGACCCTTCTATACCAAGACACATTATAGTAGGTCCAGAGCAACTAGGTAATCTATTAGGTGATCCAGAAGTTACAAGTTCAGATTTCAATACTGTCAAAGCACTCGTGCGTGGCGAACTTGATTCTTATCTTGGCTTTAAATTCACAGTATCTAATAGGCTGCCAAAATCAGTTAACGATAGAACATGTATTGCTTATGCACAAGACGGACTTCTTCTAGGAATCGGAAAAGATGTTTCCGCAAGAATAGATGAAAGAGCTGATAAATCTTATGCTACGCAAGTATACTACTGTCAAACAATCGGTGCAACTAGAATGGAATCTGCTAAAGTAGTTCCAATCATTGCCATCGAAGCATAATAGGAGAAATATATGACAACAAAAAATACAGACTTGGTAGCTAACTTTGAAGCTATCCCTCAAGTTGCAAATAGTGCTTCTGAATTAGCGGGTGTTCTTAGAACAGCTCATGGTTCAGTTGAACTTGCTGCTGGAGACAGTACTGATAACGATATTGTTATGTTAGCACCTATTCCGAGTAATGCTTCTTTACCAACTTTATTTGTTGGTTCAGACACATTCGGTGGGTCGTGTACATTCAATGTTGGTATTTATACATCAGCTGGTGTAGTAAAAGACGAAGATGTTTTCGCAAGTGCAGTAGCTGATGCTGGTGCAATGGCGGATGTTCGTTATGAAGCTGCTGATCTTAATACTGGATCTAAACAACTATGGGAATTAGCTGGAGACAGCTCTGACCCTGGTGGATATTTCTACATAGCTATTACTTTTAGTGCTACTGGCGGAACAGCTGGTACTCTAAATTGGAATATTAGTTACGTAGTAAGTTAATAAAAATTAAGTGGGGGAGCAATCCCCCATTTTTTAATATATAACCAATGGAGATAACATGAGCTTATACAAAAACATGAACGCAAGAAAAAAAGCAGGAACTTCAAGATCAAAAAAGAAAAGTACAATCACAAAGAAAGCTTACGCAAATATGAAAGCTGGTTTTCCAAAAAAGAAAAAATCATAATCAATGGCATCAGTAGTAGACATTTGTAATGGAGCATTAAACCAATTAGGTGCTACTACTATTCTGTCATTAACAGAAGATTCAAAAAATGCACGATTGTGCAATTCAAGATATACACAAGTTAGAGACGCAGTATTCAGACAACATCCTTGGAACTGTTTACAAAAAAGATCATCATTAGCAAAAGATGCTTCAACTCCAGCATGGGGTTTTACTGCTCAATTTGTTTTACCAGCTGATTGTTTAAGATTACTTACTATTATAGATTACGATTCTAATTACAAAGTAGAAGGTAGAAAAATTTTAAGTAACACTTCCACTATGAAAATTTTATATATATCAAGAATTACAGACCCTAATGAATATGATGAATTATTAAGAGAAACTTTATCTGCTGCATTAGGAGCAGATATTGCTTATGGAGTTACATCTTCTAATCCTGTGTCTGAAAAAATGTACACGTTATATCAAGATAAATTAAGAGATGCTAGGTTTGTAGATTCAACTGAAGGTCAAAACAATTCACCTGATCTTGGAATGTCTGATTCAATAGATGCTAGTACTTTTATTAACTCAAGGTTTTAATAAATGGCACGAGTTGCAGTACAGCTTACTAACTTTACAGGTGGAGAATTATCTCCACGATTAGATGGTCGTAATGATCTTACTAAATATTCATCTGGTTGCACAAAATTAGAAAATTTTATTATCTACCCACATGGTGCGGCAGCTAGAAGATCGGGTACAAACTTTGCAGCTGAAGTAGCAGATAGTGCAAACAAAACAAGGTTAATGCCTTTTGAATTTTCTACATCTCAAACATATATGTTGGAGTTTTCTAATTTAAAAATTAGAGTTTACAAAGATAGCAGTACAGTATTTGAAGCTAATAAAACTATAACTGCAATTACAAAAGCTAATCCGGGAGTAATTACTTCTAATAGTCATGGTTATTTAACAGGTAATGAAATTAAAATTACAAATATTGTAGGTATGACAGAACTAAATGAAAAAAGATTTTTAGTTGTTAAAATAGATGGTAATACTTTTTCTTTAAAAAACAAAGATGGTGTAGCAATCAACACTACAAATTTTACTACTTATAGTTCAGCAGGAACTATGAATAAAGTTTTTGAAATTGCAACACCTTACACAACAGCACAACTGTTTGATATTAAATTTGCACAGTCTGCTGACGTTATGTACATTACACATCCATCACACGAAGTAGAAAAATTATCTCGTACTGGTCATACTGCTTGGACATTAACAGATGTTGATTTTACTAAAGGACCAATGCAAGATGCTAATACAACAACAACAACTTTAAACCCAGGTCAATCAGCAGTAGGTACAAGTATAGCTTTAGTAGCTTCTGCGACCACAGGTATTAATAGTGGTTCTGGTTTTCTTGCTACAGATGTAGGAAGGTTTGTTTTTTTAAGTGGAGGTTATGCAAAAATAACAGGTGTAACTAATACTACAAATGCAGTTGTAAGTATTGTTGTAGCTTTATCTGGTGCAAGTGCTACAGCAGATTGGAGACTAGGAGCTTTTTCAGACACTACAGGTCATCCTTCTTGCGTTACTTTCTTTGAACAACGATTAGTATTTGCAGGTACAACTAACCAACCACAAACTATATTTTTCTCAAGGTCTGGCGATTATGAAAACATGGATGCAAACCTTGGTGGTACAGTAGCAGATGATGATGCTATTATTTATACCATTGCATCTAACCAAGTTAACGCAATTAGATTTATGACAGCTACAAGAACTTTAATTCTTGGTACAGCTGGTGGTGAGTTTACAGTAAGTGGAGGTGGTACAGATAGTGCAGTTACACCAACAAACATATTAATTAAAAAACAATCTAATCATGGTGCAGCTAATGTAGATGCAATAGCTGTAGGTAATGCAACATTATTTTTACAAAGAGCTAAAAGAAAAGTTAGAGAACTAGCTTATAACTTTGATGTAGATGGTTACATTGCACCTGACATGACTATACTTGCAGAACATATTACTGAAAGCGGAATAACACAAATGAGTTACCAACAAGAACCTAACCAAATTATTTGGGGAGTAAGAGATGATGGTGAACTTATAGGTTTAACATACCAAAGAGAACAACAAGTAACAGCTTGGCATAGACATATTTTTGGTGGTAGATTTGGTAATGCAACTATTACAGTTACAGATTATGCAAACATAGCTAATGGTACAAGAGTTGTTTTAACTAAATCAGACGGAACAAAAACAACTTTTACATCTGCTACATCTGCTACATCAGGTAAATTTCATACTACATCTAGCAATAACCAAACAGCAACAAACTTAAAAACATTAATTGATGCTAATTCTAATTTTACAGCAACAGTTGCTAGTAATGTAGTTACCATTACAGAAACATCTCCATTGTCTACAGGATTTTTAACTATTAAATCAGTAGATGACACAACAAGATTAACTACAACTAATCAAGGTAAAGCAGTATGTGAAAGTGTTTCAGTTATACCTACAGATGATTCTGAATATCAAACGTGGGTTATTGTAAAAAGAACCATCAATGGTATTACAAGAAGATTTGTAGAATTTATTAATACATTTGATTTCACAGAAACAGATAATACAACATTTAATTTTTTAGATAGTGCTTTAGCTTATAGTGGTTCAGCAGTTACAACAATTTCAGGTTTAGATCATCTTGAAGGACAAACAGTTGGTATATTAGCTAATGGTGCAACGCACCCTGATAAAACAGTATCAAGTGGTTCTATTACATTAGATCGTTCTTCTACTAATGTTAAAGTAGGTCTAGCTTACAATTCAATATTACAAACAATGAGAATAGATGCTGGTTCACAGAATGGTACATCACAAGGTAAGACAAAAAGAATATACGAAATTACAATTAGATTATTTGAATCTATTGGTGTTGAGGTTGGAGAGACATTAGATAACATGGAAAGAATACCATTTAGAACATCGTTTGATCCTATGGATGAAGGTCTACCTACGTTTACAGGAGATAAAGCTGTGGAGTTTAGAGGTAATTATGATACTGATGGTTTTATTTTTGTTAGACAAACTCAACCTTTACCTTTAACAATATTATCTTTATACCCAGAGTTACAAACAAATGACTAAAAATTTATTACAAATAGTGCCTTATATAGCAACTCATGGTAAGATCATTCTTGCTAATCAAATGAACCACGTTCTTATGGATAAAGACGCACAATACGAAGGCGATGCTATGCAGTTAGAACAGAATGGTTTAGCTTATACCTGTATCATTAATGATGAGCCTATCGCATCTGCAGGTATGAAAATTATTTGGGATGGTGTGGCAGAAGGTTGGGTGTTGGCAACAGGTAAAGTTTGGGATCACCCACTTGTTGTTGCTAGAGCTATTAAGAAAAATTTTGCAAGACTAGCAAAAGAAAATAATATAAAAAGAGTACAAACAGCTGTAAGAGCTGACTTTAAAATAGGTTTAAAGTTTGCTTCATGGCTTGGTTTACAAAACGAAGGATTGATGAAACATTATGGTTTTGATGGTTCAGATCACTTCAGATATGCGAGGATTTTTTAATGAGTTGGCAGATGGCAGTAGTAGGTGCAATAGGTGCAGCACAAATACAACAACAAGGTGCTATAGGTAAATATAATCAATCCATTGCTAATCGTAATGCTCAAGTTAAAGAACAAGAAGCTCAAATATTAGATGATAAATTAAATTTAGAACTCTCACAATTTGATAAAAAGTTTAGACAACTTCAAGGAAGTCAAGTAGTTCAAACTTTAAAATCTGGAGCAGAATTTTCTGGATCAGCAAGAAACATAAAATTATCAAATTTATATGAAGCTGAAGTAGAAAAAGATATTGCTAGATATAATACTGAAATAGGTAAAGCTAGAAAATTTGAAGAAGCTAACTTTGCTAGAATATCTGGTGAAGTTGCTAGACAACAAGCAAGACTAGCACAACTAGGAACACTAACTCAAACAGGAACAAGTTTATTAACAATGAGCAAATATTCATAATGCCAAAGATACCTACATTTACATCTAAAGGAACAATAACCAGTCAAGGACCAAGTGTTACTACTAATTTACAAATACCCTTAACACAAACTGTTGGTGCTGCTTTACAACCTATTTCAAAATATGTTGAACAAGAATATATAAAAGAAAAAAAATTAGAAGAAAATAATAAAGTAGATAAATTAATATCTAATTCATATAAAGATAATCAAAATGGTCCAGTTGGATTTTTAACCCTATCAAGTGAAACTGGAAAAAATCCTAATCCATCTGATGCTTCTAATATTTATGATCAAGGTATAGATAAATTATATAATTTTATATCTTCTAGTGAAGGACAAAATTTATCTCGTTTTGGTAAACAAATTTTTAAATCTAAATTTTATGGTTCAGCTTCACAGTTAAAAGCAAATGCTTTACTACAATCAAGGAAAGAACAATTTAAAGAATCTTCTGATGTTGATAGCGATTATATAACACAAAAAACTATTGCTCTTTCTTCACTTCCTAATGGATCAGGATTAGATCAAATATATAATGAAATAGATATAAGATTAGATTCTAACCCATATTATAATGAACAACCTCAACTTAAAAATGATGTTAAACAAAAGTATCAACAATTTTCCGCATCTGCTGTTGCAAATAAAATGTTATTAACTCAACCAGATCTTTTAAAAAAACAATTACAAGAAGGCAAATATAATATTTTAGAATCAAAAGATATAATTGAACTTTCCACTAAAGCAGATGAAGTAATCAAGGGACAGAAGTTTGATTTTCTTCTTTCTGATTTAAAAATATTAGATGATAAAATTGGATTAGATATTATTAATGATTTTAAAGGTGTTAAAGAAGGAACTTTTAATGGTGATGTAAATAAAATTAGATTATTTGAATCTTTAAATCCTTTAGAAAAAAAAGAATTAATTAAATTAGCTGAAACTCAAAGATCAAAATCTAATGCTGAAATTAATAATATTAATACTGGTATTAGAAATCAATTCAGAGATGAAGCTATACAAAATTCTGTAAGAGTTTACGATAGTTATAGAACAAAAGGTATATTTAATTCTGCAGAAATTAATCAAGTGTTTGGTGATTATGAAGATGATATTAACACTTCTACTAAACAACAATTTATAGAACTGTCAACAAAACAAGGAAACAATGAATTAACAAAAATAAGCAATTATTATAAAAATGATGAAATTACTTCTCAAATTTTAAATGGAAAAATTAAAGATATATCAACACCTTTTATACTGCAAGGTGAAAACAAACCTTTAAGTATTTTACAAAGAGCGGGAGACGGGATTAATCCTGATGTAGACTTAAAATTTTATATAGATTATTTATTACCAAATATTAAAGATCCTACTTTTGTAGATGATAATAAAGAATTTTTTAAATTTATACAAAAATACCAACCTCAAATAGAAGGACCAACTTATTCTAAATATGTAGATAAAAATTTAGATAATCGTTTAAATCAATTTAAAAATGATATGTTTAAAAAATTTATTGAAAGAAGAAGAATAGCAGAACCAACAAAAGATTTATTGAGTAAAGATAGTAAAAAATTTATTGGTCATGATATTTCCAGTTATCTTCCTACACAAGGAGATATAGAAAAAGGTATTCTTGAAAATTTTGAAACAGAAGGTGAAAAAAAATATCCTCCAAAACTTTCTAATGAAACTAAAGATGAATATTTAAAAAGAATAGGTTTATAATAATGAGTGGTTTAAAACAAATTCAAGCATTGCAAAATGGTGGTTTTTCTGAAGATGTTATACAAAATCATGTGCAAGAAAGATCTGATGCTTTATTGCAAGGAGGTTTTAAACAAGAAGAAATTAATAATTACTTTGGTTACAAAAAACCAAACACAAAAAAAATAGAACAATTCTGGACAGACGGCATGCAAGATATTATTTCTCCAGAAGATTTACAATTATTTAATGACAATAACACTAATGATATTGAAGCTGAAAAAATAGATAAAAAATTAACAGAAAGATTATGGGGTAAAGATTTTAACCTTGGTCCTTTAGTAAGAAAAAAATTAGGAGATTCAACTGTTAATACTATGCTTAATGTTCATGCTGGTCGTGGCATGGAAATGAATTTACCAGAACCAGATGATATTGGTTTTGTTGAAAAACTAATTGGTGAAGGGGTTGGTATGGCTGCTGAACTTCCTATTTATGCTGGAGGTTATGCCTATGGTATGTATAAAACAAAAAATCCTTATGCAGCATTATTTGTTTCAGGTCTTACTGGTGGAACAATAAGAGAAATGTATTCTGAAATGAGACAAAATGGAGAAGTAAAAAATTATTCAGAATTTTGGGATTTGTTTTTAAACAAAGGTTTAACTGCTGGAGTTAAAGAAGGTATATCTCTTTATGCTGGTGGAGTGTCTACTAAATTTTTAGGACCTTTAAAAAATAGTGTTCTTGCTAATACTTTAGCTTTTAACACAGCACTAACAGCATCAGGTGTTTTTTTTGGTGATGAAGTACCTGATTCAGAAAATTTTTTAATTCAAAATATATTATCATTACCAATAGGTTACACTTTAGCAAAACAAAACATTAGAGATACAGTAAATAAAACAGGAAAACATCAATCTGAAATATATGAAGATATGATTAAGGATAGAACTATAGTTGAAGATACTGCAAGTATAAATATTAATCCACCTAGAGCTTATAAAGATATTATTAAAAAAGAAGTTCAACCAACAAAAGAAATTATTATTAATGTTAAAAAACCTAAAGATAAAGATGCTTTAAAAATAGAAGAAACTATTGATAGAAAACCTATTAAACAATCATTTGATTACAAACAATTAAAAGATAATTTTTTATATTATGGTATCGATAATTATAATGTTTTTAAACAACTTACAGACAAAGCAAAAAAACTTAATTTTAATTTTGACAAAGTTGTTGATCCTTATGAGGGTATGATAATTCAACAAGGTTTAAAGGGTGTAGCAGAACATAATATTCATTACGGAACATTAGATAGTTTTAAAAATAGTTATGAAATTATAGGCAAGTCTTTAAAAGAAAGAGTTGGCAAAACTAAAGATGGAAAGAACATGGATGAATATTTAAATAGTATAGATCATGCTCTTAAATCCGCTAGAGCAGTAGAACTTAATAAAAGAAATATTGAATCTGGAGTTCCTTTAGAATCAGCTAAAAATTTTATTAAAAAAAATTCAGACTTAATGGTAAGACAAAAAGATATTGTTGATTATAATAAAATTCAATTAAAAAATTTTAAAGACGAAGGTATGCTTACAGAAGATGGTTATAAAGCAATGATTGAAGCTAATAAAGATTATGTTACATTTGCAAGAGTTATAGAACCAGGTAAAAGTTCAAAACAATTTGGGGGAGAAGGAATTGTTAATCCTTTAAGAAAAATAAAAGGATCTAAATTAAAAACTTATTCTCCATTAGCTAGTGTAGTTAATAATACATATTTATTTAGAGCTATATCAGAAAGAAATATGGCACATAGTAATGTTTTAGATCTTATTTTTAAAATTAAAAAAGTAGAGCCTGGATCATTTCCAGAAGTGTATGAAGTTCCAGCAAGAACAAAAGCTACAAGAGTTACAAGACAAGAATTAGAAAAAGCTGGTATAATAGAAAAGGGTCAAAAACTTCCTGATGATGTTGCTGATGCATTTTCTATATTTAGAAAAGAACAAGGTGCATTAAAATCTACTGAAATACAAATATCTAAAAATGGTGTTAGAAAAGTTTATGAAGTAGGAGATAATTTTGCAAGAGGATTTAAAGGTATAGAAAAAACTGTTTGGGATGATATTACTAGAGTTATTGGTGTTCCTACTAGATTATTAAGAGCAGGAGCGACACAATTAAATCCAGAATTTATGTACAACAACGTACCAAGAGATGCTTTTACATCTGCTATTCTTTCCAAAACATGGCATCCTCCATTTTATGGTATGCTTAATGGTGTTGCAATGTATATTAAACCCATACGAACAAAGTTAGGTTATCAACCTGTGTTTGAAAATTATGTTAAATCTGGAGGATTTAGATCTGCTATGGTTTCTATGGATAGAAATTATTTTCAAGCTGGTTACAAAGAAATATTTACAGGACTTAAACCTCTTAACGTAATTAAAAATCCTGTAGAAATGATAAGAGTAGTTGCTGAAGCATCTGAAACAGTTGGTAGAATGGGAACTTTTAAATTGTCATTACAAAGATATTTAAAATTAGGAGTGCCACTAAAGGAAGCAATAAGAAAAGCTGGATTTGATTCTAAAATAAATCCTGTTGATTACGGAAGAGCAGGTATTGCAGCAAGACAAGCTAATTTAATATCAGCTTTTTTTACAGCTAGAATAGGTGCTTTAACTTCTCTTGTAGAAGCATTTAAACAAAGACCAATTCAAACAACAACTAAATCTATTGCTTATATTACAACATTAAGTATATATAATTGGTTGCAAAACCATGATGATCCAGATTATAAAAGACTTCCTCAATGGAGAAAAGATTTATCTTGGAATTTTAAAGTAACTAATTCTTCAATAACAGATGCTTTAGGTTTTGAAAAAGGATATTTTTATTTTCCTATACCAAAACCATTTGAGTTAGGTTTAATATTTGGAACAGGTGCTGAAAGAATTTTAGATTACTATTATGATAATGATCCAGATGCTATTAATGATATAAAAAATAAAATTATAAAAGATACTGCAATGAGTTTAGTTCCTATTCCAGATATAGGTAAACCTTTTTTTGAAGCATGGAGTAATAAAAGTTTATTTACTGGACAAGCTATTGTTCCTAATTCAATTAAAAATTTACCACCAGAATATCAAGTAACAAACTATACTTCTGAAACATCAAAACAAATAGGTAATTTAATTAGAAAAATTAGTGGAGATGATTTTTCTTCTATATCAAGTCCAGTTCAAATTGATAATGCAATTAGAAGTATAACAGGTCCATTGGGTAGAGTTTTAACTCAAAGTATTGATAAGATTCTTTTAGAAGGTGGATTTATAGAAGATCCAATATTGCCAGAAAAAAGATTAGTAGAGCAACCTTTTTTTAAAGTATTGGCAGTAAGAGATCCTGATAGAAATGCTGCACCTATACAAGAATTTTATGATAAATATAATAAAGTTAGAAGTAGACAATCTGCTATTAAAAAATTTCAAGATGCTGGTCAATATGATTTAGCTGAAAAAGAAACAAAAAAATTACCACCTAATTATATAGATCTTGAGATGACTTATAATGCTATAAGAATAAAAGAAGACAGTATTAGAAAAATATTTAATACAAAAAAAGGATACTCTGGAGAAGAAAAAGCATTTTTTATTAGAACTTTTACAGATCAAATGATAGATGAAGCAATAAGAGGTTTAAAAAGATTTAAAGAAATTAGATAGACATTTAGCTAATAATTGAATATAGAGAACTAATATGACAGTATCAAGCACAACAGTAAAAAATTTATACTCGGGAGACGGAAGTAGCGATACTTTTGTTTATGGTTTTAAAATATTTTCAAAATTTGATATTCAAGTTTTTATTAGATCAGCAACAGGAACGGAAACAAAAAAACAAATAGACACAGATTATACAGTAACAGGAGTAGGAAATGCGTCTGGTGGTAATGTTGTATTTGAATCGGGAAAAATACCAACCGCTACAGAGACAGTTGTTTTGTATAGGAATGTCCCGCAA